ATACAGTAAGTGTACCATTAATCTGGGCAGAGTGTATAGCTCCAGCTAACGTAGCAGTGAAAGTTATAGTAGGTGCTATCCTGTTAGATCGTTGAGCTAACGGAACAGTGGCTACCCTTGGTACAGTAATAGTGTATGCTGGTACTACAGCATTAGTTGAAGGGTTTACAAATGACGCTAATCCTCCTACTTCTACTCCTTGATCCAATGATTCTTTTAATTTAATCTCTATAGTGCTTGCACCTCCATCAGTGTATGCTACTTTATCCGTAGCTACAAATAGGCTAAATACATTCACCTCGATAAGATTTATTAAATAATCAGTAAATCTTGTTATATCAGCAAACCAAGCAGTAGTAGAGCTAGTAGTACCGTTTCTTATGATAGACGCACCGCCAACTACTGATAGTAAGTTCACATTCTTGTTAAGCACTAAGGACTGAGCATTACTAGATAAAGTACTAGCAGCTATCCCAGATACTTGTTTGAATTTAAGAGTGCTAGACCCTGGAGTAGTAGGTAAAAGCTTACCAGCAGCACCAGCGTCTATATACTCATCAAACTCGCTAAATAGTGGAACAGTCCTAGTATAGTTATAATTAGCTAGCGTAGTAGCTATGTCAGAGGTAGAGCTAGAAGCTACAGTCAGGTCAGATAACCTAGCAAAATACATCTTGCCTATGCTCTGAATTAAGGCAGCAGTCCCTAGTATTAACTCATCACTAATCTTAGTAGAGGAGTCTTTCTTAGCGAGTGCTACCCCATACCAATCATTGTTTACCGCTTGGGCAGCCAATATAGCTTCTGCTGGGGTTTCTAAATAAGTGTTAGCTGCACTTGTCGATAGAGTACCAAATAGATCAGCAGAAACATCTGTACCAGTTGCTCCAGCTACTACCGCAGTTACCGTAATATCCTCGTCAGGGGATTGTATTACTAACCCTGTCGAGGTAAGCCCTACATTAATTATAAGCCCCGTAACAGTAGATATTTTAGCAGACAATAGAGCACAAATCTCTTGAGGCTCGTTAATTAGAGTAAAATCTATATCACTAAATTGAGTGGTAGTTCCCCCAATAGTTAGCCCAAATGACCCATCATCTACGGCCTGTAGGGTAGTTACGTCTGTAATAGCTAAGGCAGAAGCGATAGAAGCAGTAGAGGCAACTACAGTGGTGGATACAGTCCTACCAGTGCTAAGCCCTAAATAAGATGAATTAGATATGTCAGTACCATACCCGTATGCCTGAACATTTAGAAAGTTCTTTTCTAGGTCAGTAGTACCCATATAAAAACTAGAGGTGTTTGGATCATAGTTCAAGAATAATTCACCAGTAGGTGCTACTAGAGTAGTCCAGTAGTTATCATTCAAGTCTACCCAAAAATCAGATACGGCTGCATCTTCAAACCAAGTATAAGTACCATCGGTATCAAATACAGCAAATTCTACGCTTTGGTTAGTTAAAGATAAGCTATTTAAATTAGCTTGGATCACATCAACGACTTCTTCAATAGTAGTAATACTAGAAAAGTCTAAGTTTCTTAGTGTAATTATGATACTGTTGTAGATAAACGCAAATGACCCGTCAGTAATGGCCTGCCATTTAGCAACGTCAGTATTTACTGGTATGCCGAGTACCTTAGACCCAGCATTAGGTGGATTATCGCCTGCACCAAACCTAGCAGTTACTAAAACTGCGTCAGGTTTAGGATCTTGTCCAAAATACACTGAACAGGCTTTGTAGACTTCTGAGGAAGAACCCCAGTCGGCAGCTACGCCAGTTATGTCATCATATCTCCTAACACGTTCAGTCTGTGAGATAGGAGGAAGAGTAGCCCCATTTTGAGCACCTACCACCAGTAATGTATTAAAATCTTGACCTTCTATAGCAGCAGTTTCTACTGTTATATCTACGCCTACTATCTGCGAAATTGGAATATTGGTAGCCAAAATTAGCTCTCCTCGTTAGTTACGTTTATGTTTACTATTTGGTTTATCAACCCCTTGTCGGTAATTGTACCATTAATTACGGCAGTGTCGATAGTATCTATTTCATATTCATTAGAGAATATAGTGAATAAAGTTATTCTTTGAGTAGCCCTGTCTTCGTATTTTTTGTTTACGAGCTTTGTTATATTAGTTGCAATATTACGAGAAGCGTACCTTATACCTTTACTCCAAAACAAATCCCTAACCCGTTGAGTGTCTATAGTTAAAAACAAATCTATTAGGGTGTTGTCGGCATCGTCCCCAAATACGGATAAATCTATCTTAGCATAAAGAGGCATCTGAGTTATTTCTTTCATAACTTGATTATCTTCATCCCACACTGTTTTAGTATTTTGCTGAGACAGCATACGGTTAGCTTGGCTAAAATATATCGTACCAAAAGGTCTATTAGGCATAGAACCGCCTTGGTAATTAATAATCCACTCTATTGGATCTACCCTTAGCTGTTCAGGGGCTACAATTGAAAGCCACTCCCAAACAGAATCTTGTATTTTTTTAACTGTCTGGTCGTATGGTAGTATCTCTGGGCTATTCATCTATTAGTAACTCCCCTTTGTATTCATAAAAGCCAAATGTGGATTTCCAGTCGCCTTCTTTCTGTATCGAGTAGGCGTTGCCATTATAATATATTAAAGTTTTATGAGTTGTGCCTTCCGATAAGTACAATTCATCAATAGTAAATATAGCTACCTTACCATATCTCCTATCTGAATTAGGCTCGTAAAACTGGTCGTCAGTAAAATCTGCTGGCTGGATGCTAGCTAGGATAGTATAAGGCTCTTCAAGAGTTACCTCAAGAACCCCTCTGACATACTCCTGTACACGGTTGACTACGGTATACTCTTCCATCAATTTCTTTATGGATAGTCCTAGATTAAATATCATAGCTTTATCACCTTAAAACTAACAGTTTCAGCCAAATTACCCGATTCCACAAGTGGGTCATTAAACCCTTTATTTTTGACAGTCCTGGCAGCATTAGGGGGTTGTGATATATTAACCACTCTATCAAACATAGCCTCTTGTAGCATATATGCAGTTTTCTCTATATCAAACTTACCTCCGTTATAGACGTATTCAGTAACAGACTGAGATAAAACATCTTCTGCCCCAGCAGACCTAGCGTTTTCTACCGCAACATCAGTAATATTACGAGGAGGTACTTTATTTTCTGGATCTCCATATTGGTTTACGAATGCTACCTCCCAAGTCTTTAAACCGCTCTCATAAGTAATGCTGGTGTCTTCAAACCACCCTACTAATGCCTGAGTCCGTACTGCTTTCCTAGCACGCTTCTTGATGCCATTAGTAAAATCTTTTTTTAGTATTACGGTTACGCCCATATTAACAATTACACCCATCACCGTAACTAAAGATGTGGATAACCAAGGCGTTTCTCATAGTAAGGTACATTGCCCCGTAACTAGTCTGGATAAGTAAAGCATCGTCAGCCGTATTATAGTAAGCCGTATTAGTATTGAATGATACCTTCACCCTACCAGCCACTATCTCTTTAGGGCTGCCTACAGACTGAGAAAAATCACCCTCTGCTTGGCGTATAGCTATTGTAAGGAAGTGGGCTGCAAGGTATTGCCAGCCTAGAGCGTACCTAACACCCCAAGTGCATTCATCTACAAACGTTAAGGCCAAGTCAATTGCTCTGGATACTAAAGAATCATCAGTATCATCAAACTCTGGGAATGCTGCTCGAAAATCTGCGATTTGTGCTGTGGTTGCCATTGGACTTTAATACCTGATTAAGAATTGAATAACATACAACAAAATCTATCACAAAAAGACAAAAATAGAAAGGATAAAAGAAAAAAATGGGGATGGTGGGGGAAAGGAATGAAACCCCACCAAACTCAGTATACCACGTTTGCTTTAAATACCAAAGGCCATTAAGGCAGAAAGTGGGTAATACATTATATGACCACCAGTAGAACAGTAACCGTTGATCCTAAATTCGAAATTAACTAATTGCGGTTGCAAGAAGTTGAATGGAGTAGCCATCCAGAATTTAAGTTTATGTGGGTCACGTCTAAGAGCCATCATAGCATCTTGTTGAAGATTAGCATTAGATATTGTTGCACCTGTAACGTCTGTACGGGTAGCAGCAGTACCGAATGGAGAAGTATTATTATCAGCAGCTTTTTGAGCGTTTGCATAAGAAAGCTCATTAACTACAATAATATCCGACTCTGACTTCAAGTAAGGACTGTTTTTAATAACACGGCTCAACACTGTTTCTTGAGTAAATGTTGAGATTACAGTAGTAGCAATCAAGTTGTACTGTAAACGTGGAATTAATAGCGTATCAGCTACTTCTACACCTAAAGATCTGTTATTGATCTTAGCGAAGACATAATTGATTTGCTGGCTAATGCGTTGAGCAGCAGAAGCTAGATCATCAGCAGTAGCACCAGTTTCACTTAATGCTTCTTCCCAAGTAGCTGGAGTAGTACCGTCTTTCAACGTAACTACTGGAAACTCATCAGAAACATTGTTTACCAATACACCGACTTGACCGTTATTAAACAAGCCATAAAAGTCATCTTCTGAAATATTCTTGTCACCGAAGTAAGCAAGTTTATTCATACGGATTTCTGTACCGTAACGAGCAGCTTCTAATTCACGGGTTTCCAAAGGAAGGTTAGCGAAACGAGCAGAATTAACTTCTTGAATCGTGTAAGCAGCCCCTTGGCCATATTCATAAATACCACGGTACTTACGGATCTTACCAGTTGTAGCTCTTGGAACATCTTTTGAGTAAGATGTAATTAACTGAGCTTCACCAGCTCTGTCATATACGTCATACGCAATTTGTTGTACGCCAGAAGCAGCAGAATTAACTGGAATTACTTTATCATAAGTAAGTTCAGGATATTCGATCTTATAGATCTCAGCTTCTTGATACTGTAACTCTGTTTGTACAAATTGAGATAGATTAGCAATCTCACTATCTGTTACATATTTACCATTTAAAATCATCTTTAACTCCTATTATGGTGCTGTTGTTGCAAGTGGAACTCTTAAATCAAAGTATAGTTCACCGATTTGTTGGCCTACATCCGCATAAGAGTCAGAAAATACAAAGGTATCCGTAGGTAGTACAGCCCAATTACCAGGAGTAGTCTGAGCACTAGCAGCAGTCATAGATACTGCCCCTACTATCTCACTTCCACCTGTTTCTGGTGCGATACGAACTGATAAAGGTTGTTGGCCTGATAACCAAGATCCTTCAACTGATACGTTTAAATAACCCATTCTTAAAACAGCGCAAGGCTTACCTACTGCTATTTGAAATTGAATAGCTGAATTTAATGTAGAACCTGGAAAAATACCTCCAATTTCTTCACTAACCCTATCCAATTGTTTGACAGTAGCACCAATCAATACATCGGTTTGAGTACTTAATGGCTCAACCTCTTTTGATCCATTAGCAGATCTTTTTACAAATACGCCCCATTTGATACCTTCTGCTCCAGCAATGAAAGCACCGATGTCATATGGGTTATTTTGTCCAACAACCCCAAGACCCTTAGAGTTTTGGTATAGATTTACCTGTGTTTGTACAGACATTTATTTATCTCCTGTCCTACTAATTAAAAAATTTAAATACATACTATATGCTAGTATGACTGATAACGGGTTTATTGTAAATAGTTCCGTTGTACCTGTTTTAGAAAAAGGCGATTTCCCTGTATATTTATAAAGATTAAATAGTGTCTTTACAGCGTTCTCTATATCTAAAGCCTCTCTGCCCGTAGATAAGTTCTCAGAATACACTACCTTATACTCAATCCCTTCGTCCTCATACCTTTTATAGACGCTTCTATTAGTGACTCCTATTTTATAGAGATCACCAACTTTTATGATATAAAATAAAGCTGGTTTTGTGGTTGAAAAAGAACAGTCAGCGCAGTTAGGACACCCGTGGCCTAATATATGATCCCTAGCCTTTTGATCAAATATACCGTGTTCAGAGCAATCCACAGTTAAATAGGAAAACCTGTCCTTAGTGTAAAGCCCTAAATATTCATACCTATACCCGTGTACTGCTCTAGCTTCTTTTATGCGGTCAGAAAGGGATTTAGCCCTGTTTATGCTTCCACAAGATTTGCACCCGTCTTTTCTGTCTAGGTGGTTTCTCTGTAATTGCATAATCATACCGTGATCTGGGCATTTAAAAATAACATAGGTTCTATTATTTTTAATTATAGTACCGAAATATTGGTATTTGCTATCGCCTTTACTTACTAAATCTTGGATAGATAGCTTATAATTGCCAGCGCATTTACTACACCCTACTTCACGTTGTATATGATTACTAGGGTATTGTTCAAATACTCCGTGCTCTGGACATTCAATTTTTAGACACACTCTGTTATTTTTCTTTAACAAATACAGGTAAGCGTACTTGTCACCGTGTACGGCTCTAGCATCGCCTACCCATTCCTCAAAAGATTTTTTAACAGCCATATTAATATTAACTTGTCACCCAGACATTTCCAAGAGCACCACCTGCAAGTGCTGGTAATCGCATATCAAGGAAAACTTCAACTGCACCAGCTTCACTAGCTTCACCTATGAAAGCTGCCTCTGTTACTGCAAGCCAATCGGTGTCTGAATCTTTGCCAGTAGCTACGTTACCAAGGTCGCCAACAGTGTTGTTGTTTGCTACCCGTGTGTACAATTCATCGTAGGGAGATACTGCTGTCTCTGTATACAGATTAACGTACCCCATACGGGCTATTGGTAGCGGTTTTTCAAGTTCGACTTGGAAGGATTGGTCAGAGTTTTTAGATGTACTTTTTACGATACCCCTATTCACCCCATTAGTTCTATCCTGAGTCTTAACAGTAGCCCCAATAAGTACAGTAGCATCATTGGCTAATACTATACCTTTAGGAGTTGCACTTGATTTACATACTAAACGGCCTAATTTGATACCACTCTCTTTAGCGATATAAGCTCCGATATCGCAGGGGTTTGATTGGTTAATTACACCAAGTCCCTCTGGGGTTTGGTATAATTGAATATCGCTTTGGACTGACATTATTTACCCTTATAAGCTGACTTTTTACGTTCAAACGCTTCTTGAGCTGGAGTAAGTTCAGCAGCCCCAGCACGATGACCAACAGCCTTAGACATTTGATCCGCAACGTAAGTATTACCCATAGTATTATTCAAATACTTGATAGAGTCAAACCTTGCTTCTATATAATCTGCACTTTTACCTTCAAAAGACTCATCTTTAAAGTAAGTACTAACTACTTCACGTTTTACTTGTTCAGCAGATTTGCCGTCTAAAACCAATGAAGGGGTATATACTTTAGCTTTTTCACGGGTGTCTACTAACGCAGCAACAGCAGCATCCATAGTAATACCAGCATCCTTAGTGTCTTTCTTTTCAGTTTTTTTAGACTCATACTCATCGTCTTTATCAGCACGGATATCAGCTTTATCAGCTTTAGCCCGCATTTTTGCAGCCTCTTTAGGATCTTTTTTGTCTTCTTTACCATCTTTACGATCCTCTTTAGCATCTTTACGGTCAGCCTCAGCAGCAGACTCGTCACAAGAAGTTTTGTCTTTACCTTCAAGTTTTTCTAGCCTATCCGACATATCTTGAACCATAGCTCTGATATCAAAATCATCAGTTGATTTATCAGTTGCATCCTGAACCTCAGCCTTGATTGTTGGCTTGTTGTTCTTAGTGTCTTCCATACTTTTCTCCAATTTGTTAGCAGAATCAAAAATATAACAATCTTCTCCAGCCCGACCCGTAGGTACAATGGCTATGTGATTACCTCTTATATTCTTTTGAATAAAATCGTAATCTTCACCTTCAAGTGTTAGTCCGTATCGTTCCTCGTAATCAGCTATATAGCCTAAAGAAATCTGTTTGTTTCCAGAGTCTACTTCTCTAATGGTGTCTTCGTCTACAATAGTTATGTTACCACGAACATAGTTGTCAGATCTAGTAACACTGTCTCCAGAATACCCTCTAGCGTGTTCTTTTGTGTTTTTTGCATCAAGAGGTGATTCAGGATGACCAAGAGTGACTGGTAAATTTGAAAATGTTTTTAGTGAGTCTTCGCTGAAAACTTCACTCGCTGGGCGCAATACTTTGAAAATGTGGTCAGGTCGGTCTTTTACACCTATCTCTGACCCTAAATAACGATATATTCCAGTTCTAGCAAAATTAGCCGTAGCTTTTAGATAACCATTAGGCGTAACTTCACGCTGGCTCATATCCTCCTGGATATCAGAATCAACGTTTAGTATGTTGGAATACGTCTTTGTCATTTACTACTTCCAAGCTCCGCTAGTTTTCTCTTCTATAGTGGCTTCCTTGTCCGTATCGGGCTGGTGTTCCGTTTTATCTAGGACAGGAAAAATCTTCTCTTCTGATAATATACGCTTTGCAGTATTGATGTCAATCATTCCCTGTTCTAAAGCTATTACTATTCTATCCATTTGCTCATTTTTTAGAGTACTTGTCTCAGTTTCATCAACAAACTTAGGAACATCCCAAGACCATTTCAGATCTTTGTTGATTGCTTCAAACTCTTCTCCAAAAAGATTACGTAGGAAAAATTTATCTACCGATTCTAAGGATTTAGTGATCTTTTCTTCACGATAACGCTCAACAGCAGCAATAAAGTTCTTCTCATCATTATCAGCTTTACCACTGGCATTCATACCTTTAGGTTGCTCACCAAGTAATCTAGTTACTGGGATACCCGTGATACCACTGATACGTTTAACAAACCACTCAGCAGCAGCGACATAATATCTTAAATCAGTTTCAAAATGCTGGTAGTCATCTTCTGAGTCAATAGCAATGGCTTTTGAGAAAGATTTGTAATAATTAAGGGCTTCCATCCTAGCAGCAAGGTTTTTCTTACCTTGAGGATCACTTACTGATTTCTTCAAACCAGCGTATTTCAATACATCAAAAGTGGCCTTGGTTGATAAATCAGATAAAACGCCCTCAACTGTAGTCAAATAGACAATAAGCTGGTAAACGTCTAATAGTTCTGATTTTCCCCACCACTGGTTGCGCTGGTATATGCGTATAGGGACATACTTGCCGTCTAAGCGTACCATCCTAGAAAGATGGATTGGTTCACCACCGTAAGCTAAAGTGACGTATGACGGCCTTAAAAAGTCGGTTGCCAATGGATTATAAAGATCAGCTACTACTTTGTAGACTGTCCACCTATCCAAATGCCTGAATAATGAAATACTATCTTTTTTAATCGTGTTTAAGTTTATTGGTTTTTTTAACTCTTCTGGAGATTCCGTGGCCTTAAAAATAGGAATAATTACCGACCCACCATACAAACGGTCATCAATGAGAGCCTTACGTAAAACGTCTTTTATCTCAAATTGCTTTTCAGCTTCTTCAATTTTTTGGACTACTGCTGGATCTGGATGCTCCCACTTGCGCCAAAAACGCAATGCCTCATCAATCATAGCATCAACTACCATAGAAGCGATGTCGCTCCCTCCGAAGTACATAGCCTCAAGTTCTGGGTAACTAGGTTGAACCCCAAGCTGGAAATTGGTCGCTTTAGCCCCAGCCCCAGGGGTAAGCCCTACTGGTTGATTAACGCCTTGGCTGGTTTGAGAGCCGTAATACCCACTACTACAGTATTGAGCATCTTGAGTAAGTTTTTTTCTTTTGAATGGGTTTAGGTTCATAGGTCAAACACAAATTTTAGTTTACTACAATGTGATGTTACTGGTATTTGCTTGAAATTACAAGCCTTATAAAGAGAACCAGAGTGGAACTCTTTCTCAGACAAACTAAGAACGTACTTCCTGTCTTCAAGCATTTTAAGAGTTCTACTCAAGAACCAAGAGCTTATATTCTTTACTTGATAGTAAGGGTGGATTACGAACCTTCTAAGCTCCCTCCACTCGCTTCTAAGCTCTTTAGGTAGAGTAGCCTTTCTAGTACCTAAAATAATGTCTTTACCTATGTTAGTACAGCAAAAATCACCGTAAGCAGCACACCCAATCAACTCATCATTAAAGAACAAACCAAAATACTCAGAGCTGCTATGGTTTTGAGAGCCTAAATAGTGGTATTTGCTGATAAGGTTTCTACCTGTTTTATTTTCTATTCTCTTCACTGAGAGCTGGTTAAAGTCTAATTTCTCTATTGGAGGGAAAGGGTTGGCGGTATAGACCTCAGAGACTCCAGTATCTTTAAAAGGTGAATCACCATAGTACCTATAATCCTTATATTCTCTTTTAACCATTGATTCTAAATCCAAGGCTTCTTGACCTGACATCCACTCAGAATGCATTACCTTATAATCAATACCTTCTCTTAAATATCTTTTATGAACCCCTTGATTGGTAACGCCTATCTTATAGAGATCACCTACTTTTATGATGTAAAACTGAGCTGGTTTTATTGTTGAGAAGTTACCAGCGCAGCTAGGGCATCCGTTTTTATATGTTATGTGATCATTAGTTCTTTGCTCAAATACTCCGTGTTTAGGGCATTTTATTTTTAATTTAGAAGGAGACCTCGAAGCCATACCTAAATACTCATAGGAACGCCCCCACACTGAAATAGCTTTACTTTTGTAATACTCAAAGGACTTAATTTTAGACCCTGCCATCCTATTATCACCACATTTAGGACACCCGTGTTTTTTATTTACGTGCTCCGAAGCAGATTGTTCAAATACACTGTGATCAGGGCATTCTATTTTTAAAAACGTTTTGCTATGGCTGCCTTTAATTAACCCTAAATATCTATATTTTCCACCGTGTACTGACTTGGACTTGTCTACCCACTCCTCAAAAGATATAGTTCCCCAACCGCATTTAGAGCATCCATACCCTTGATTGATATGCCCATATATACTTTGTTCAAATACACCGTGCTCAGGGCATTCTATTTTTAAAAACCTTTTACGCCCTTTATTGAATGCCCCTAAATATTTATACCTGTTATTATGTTTAGCATTCCCACGTTCAATGACCTCCTCAAATGTTAAAGCTTTTGGCATTTTTTTTTATTCCTTAAAAACAAAAAACCCGATGCTGCACAAGGAAACCACTCCTAACATCGGGTTTTAAGTTAAAACTGTTTGGTTATTTTGTGCAAATGTTATTATAGCACTATGGTTAAATTAAATCAACTATCGGAGCTTATTTGGGGTAAATTATCTTTCCATTGCTCCCATACGCCCATATCTTCATCTTCATCAATAAATGCTACCCTGATCCCATCTGATATCATATCGCAGATATCATCATTGCTATGGAGCATTAACTCAGAAAAACTAAGTAATTCATCTTTAATATCATCAAATAGCTCGTGTTCTTGAGGGAAAAACACCCTTTCTTTAGCCATAAAGAAGCTGGCATCGTGCAATCTTTGGGTTTTATTTTCTTTAGCCCCACGTTTGATAGCCACCACCTCATTTACTGAATATCGACCATTTAACATCTGTATCAGACCGATACCAGAAGCTTTATCTTCTATGCAAATTCTAGGTACTTGGTACTGCTCTTTAAGTCTAACCGCCCTATCAAACAAACCATCCGCTTCCCACTTGCCACGTATGATATCTAACAGGAATATAATCTTGCTGTCCCCGACCCCGTGCTCCATCCAGACACCAAATACAGTGTAGTCGTGCTCCTGCCCTGTTTTCATAGCAGTATCCGCAGTGATAAACAGTTGGCTGTGGGTGTACTCTGGAAGGTCTTCAAAATTGTAAGTATGTATCCACTTCTCTTGGATAATCCCTGCCCCTTTGGATATAGGTGCTTGCTGGTACTGAGTATGGTATAAGAAAGGGTTTATCTCTTTCAGCTCCATCATTTGCTCATAAGGGTACTTATCTTCCCAGAAAGACGTTTTATTTTCTTCATCAATAGTTGGTATGATCAGTTTGTTGTATTTGTCTGATTCGTTCTCGTGTATATAGCCAATAAGATCCTGTTGATGCAATCTCTGAGCAATAACTATTATTGGAGTCTTGGGGTTATTTTTACGTGAGGAAAGGCTATTAATGAACCAATCATTTGCGCCCTCTCTCATTGCTTTAGAAAATGAATCCGCTGAGTTCACCAAATCATCGACTATAATAGCACCATATGCCCCATATCCGTCTTTCTGTACCCCAGCACCTAGACCAGTCAATGATGACTGTGGTGATACTGGATTAGCCGACCCACCAGATGACATTTCTATCTTACCGTCCACGAACCTAGATACCCTAGAATTAGGGAACAGCTTTAGGTATAAAGGAGTCTCCATTATCATACGAGCTTCTCGAAGAGATTGCTTACCTAATTTAGTAGAGTAGCAAGCCAAAAGAACATTGGCCTTACCGTTGGATAGAGCCATCATATACGGTAATAAGTATACAGCACACATCATTGTCTTCCCTGAACGAGGTGCTATAGAGATCTGTAGGTTGTTATTATATTTGCTACTGAACATAACCTCATCCAGCATAGTAGCTACCTCGATGTGATGAGAAGCTTCTATCATATGGCTGCCTTGGGTATATAAAAACATACCCTTTACGAACGACAGGTAAGAGGATAGGAGATTTTTTCTTGTTTCCGATAGTAGAGACATAAGCTACTTTTTTCTGCTTACAAAGATATTGTTTATTTCCACCAAGGCTTCGTCTTCGTCTTTATTGTTGGACTTCTCTTCCATTTGAGGATGCCAGTCACTCCACCAAGTAGCCATTTTAATTTTGTAGATAGGAGCACCACGGCCATTCTTGCCCATTTCAGAGGTAATGTAGTAGTCTCTCATTACACCCAATTTATCAGCAGCTTTGATTTTAGGATGCTCTTCACACATCCAAAGCATTTCAGCATCATCCAAGCCACTCATTTTTTGGATAGTTGCTAGAGGCATAGAGTTGTCCAAGCACCTGACTATAAGTTCGACAAACTCATCTTCCTCCGTGTAGTCTAAAATTATTGGTCTTTTTGGTTGCATTTATTACCAACTCTTAGTTTAGAATAGTTCTCTGTACAACGAAGTATATTAGGACTGCTTGGTACTGTCAATGCGTTTGGGTTTCTCCTGAACGCTCTAAACCTCTGTATTTTCTTACCAATCTCTGTTCGAGTGAAGAGTTTAACCAATTGCTCTGGATTCAAGTTTAGCCTATCTGCGACCTGTCTCACAGTAAGGTTAGAGTCTACGTACATCTTTATAGCTCTATCCAATGCTTTTAAGTTTATGGCATTGTGTTTCATTGGGTGTCCTTAAAGTTATTTAGTTCTGAAAAATTTTATGTAACTGTTCTTAAAAAGTCAAAATGAGTGGTGTAGTGCCGTCAGAGTTATTTTTCGATACGTACTAGTAGGGTATGGAAATGGATCTGGGGAAAAAAGTTAGTGTTGATCGATATTTGTACAGTTGGCTGATTAGTGATCAATAGCTGGTTGATACTCGATCAGTTGAGTATTTATTGATCAACATTGTTAGTTGTTTTAATTGCTTGGTATTGGTGGCACACTCATTAAAATCGCTTTTATCGCTGGTATAGCAAATAGTTCTAATTTTATGAGTAAGCTTTAAACACTTATCTTGTAAGTTGTGGCTATCAAATTTACTAGCGCAGTATCTTACTAAACTACTATCTTGAGAATGCTTTTCATTAGCATTTGCAGTATTAACAACCATAGCTGAAAACATAGCTACGATGATAAATGATAAGGTTGTTATAATTACGATTTTAAGTTGTCTCATTTTGATTTTATCCTTTTGTTTAACTACGGGTATTATATCACGTATGTTATATTAATCAAGTATTCTATTAATTAATCTATTAAAAAATAGGTTATCATCGGTATCAAATGCAAATAGTTTAGGAGTATATAAGGCAACGCAATCAAAATACTGTTCATTACTAAGTATCTTATCAAGGCTAACTCTTATTAGGTGCAAATCACCTTTAAAATAAATGGTTTTATCAGTAACAATTAAAAAACCTTGATCTATTGCTCTAAGCTCCGAAACGCTTACTCTTTCAGATGTGCTAATACCAGTACTGAAATTTTTAATCCTAATTCCACCCCGTACACCCCCGTATTTCATTCTAGACCTTACTTGGTAATGAGTAACGCCTTTAAATATCCATAGTATCTTTTCATTTTTTGTTATCCTAATAGGTAGGTCTAAAACCTCAACTCTGGGGTTAAGGTCATTGAGTATACTAGCCTTAACTATCCTTACGGGTGTATCTTGATTTAATTCTTTAAGGATTTTAATATATTTTATTTCATTATTTCTACTCATACGGCCGTTATCGTCTACGCACGATAGTATCTCAGCAGCCAATTTATCATATTTGGTAGGCTCACTAAATGATTGCTTACTTTTTTTAAATATATTAAACATTGCAATTAATGTCATAATGTTTTTTTGCATCATTAAGCCATTGATCAATATTAGACAATACCGAGTTATGGCATTGTTCAATATAGCTTTTTGTAGCTCGCTTGTTGCTATCGTGGCGTATACGCTTAAAATAGTCCTCAAATACGCTATGCTTTTCTATTGTATACCCATCTTGTTTATCATCGACACAGGAACACGATAGACTAGTTATAATAGCTTTGCTATGCGTTCTATATGTCATAATAGACAACTGCAAATTATCTTTTAATATGGTCTTAGTTTTAGACGTCCAGACGTTATTGTATGATTTATAGATGATAGTATTCATTTAGTTTAATTCCCGTAGTTGTGTGTTTTCTTTAGTAATTGCTAGCCAGTCCATAAAATTAACAATATCAACGCCTAACATACTTGCACGTTTTTTATATGCCTGGTATTGATCATATTGTTTATTTTGTTGCTTTACAGCGTCTGTATTAATCATAGTACCCACCTTAACCATTTATTTTTTTTAAAAGCCCTAGTATTTGATATCCTAACATACCAGACAAACGGCAAATAATCATAATTACGTTTAATCATTCTGCAGCGATACTTGCAATAATCTTTATAAATCATTTTAATACTCATCTAATCTATTAACAATTTTACATATTAAGCCAGCGTCCTTTAAATTACTTGCGTAGCTATTAACATCTTTTAAAAAATTGCACTGATTTTTAACAAACTTGCCATACTTGTCATAATAAAATACCTGGCTAACAGTATCTAACCAAATAAGATAAGCTAGCGATTTATCAACTACGCCACTCGCTAGCATATCACTATAACAATAGTCGGCCGTTAATAGCTCATCATCACGCTTAAACGTTGTATTGTGCTCTATGTGGCTGTAATCGTGGCAAGCCCTTACAAGGTCATTTAAAACGTTACAACCGATAAAACGTTCAAGACCGTCACTAAATCGGATACCGACATACCCAGTAGTAGCATAGTGTTCTTTTAGTTCTTTGCTAGTATCAAATTCTCTATAATGGAATTTGATATCTTTATGAAATATGTATTGGCATAACTGATTAAATACTATTCTTTGCTTTATATTCATCTTGCTTTTATCCTTTTATTGTGGTTAGCTGAATAAGTTTTGTCTAAGTAAAATAGCTAGTTGTTACTTAGAACACGGACATAATATTACACCTATGTTATTAAGTAAATACTTTTTAGCAAAAAAGATTAAATTAAAATTAAGGGTAAAAATGATAATAGAACGCCTACGCTCGGATAGCATAAACCGACAACCATTACAACAAAAATCATAATATATTTATTTGTTCAAATTTTGATCTGGTTAATATTTGATCTGGTTAAATATTGATCATATATCAAATGAGAATGATTATCATTTGTATTAATATACCACAACATAACCACAGGGTTTTAGTTATTTTCACCATACGTGATCGATGATGTTGAACCCCCTCAAATAAAACCAAATACAAATCAATCCAAAACACCCACACAAACCCCACACAAATCACCAACATTCAATTCAAATAAAAAACATAACCAATCACCCCACCTCCTCACAAACTCTTCCCACACCCAAAACTAACCAAACACCCCATTTTCTAAAACTCACTTCAAAAAAGGGTGGTAAACTAACCAAAATAAAATCAACACAAAACGTGTGTTGCCAGCACGTATGTACCCTCCAAAAAATAGGGTATGATATAGTATACTTTTTATTATACTTCTGTTTACCCTCCCCTCTTGGTTTGAGAGCTGGTTCATACTTATGCGCTGGCAACACACGTTTTGCGTCGAAATGTGCGTATATTATTGATTTATAAAGGATTTTTAACACCTCTTTTTTTGCATCATTTTTTATGACATCAACAAAAACGACACTTTTAACTCAAACATATTAAACCCTGTGGAGAACATTGTGGTACTATCTGATTACAAATAAACCCATGTAAAGAACACCCTCATTTCCTCACACCCAATATAACATCACCACCCCTACTACACCTACCCTCCACCACGAAGGGGGTGAAGAACATTGAAAAACTCACTTTTTACAAGTGCGTCTTTTTTTATGACTCATTTTATTGACGCATTTAAATTAATAATATACCATAGCTTTTAACACACATTGTGTGGAGAACATTGTAATATTAAGCATTGCTTACTACTTACACATATAAAGAACAAAATAAAGGAAAATAAGAATGAATAAGCATTATGAGTACGATTCAGACCTACTTCACATAGCTGGTGAGGTGGTAGATGATCAATTAGCAATCATCAAGGATTTTATCCTCCAAAAAAAGCATTTGGTTCATCATTTATCACAAGGTAAGATAACCACAAGAGTTGGATCATTGAGGATCAAGTACTCACTAGCTATAAAAGACGAAATTGAGGGTGATCTAATACAAAAGCTATCGGAACTTTCATCTATTAAACTCGCAGCTAGTGGTACAGAGAACCCAGAAACAGGTCGCTATGCTGTAATGGGGTTCATAACTCGTAAAAGGGGCGGTGAGGTATTCACGGTCAGAGACGTGGCTAACAATCATAGGGTTAGGGAATCCCTGGTAGGTGTTAAGAAGAAAACCAAGGCATTGGAATACTTACTTGATCAACTAGTAGATAGAAATTTCATAATTAAAACAGAAGGAGGCTATTTAAGATGAAATTTTATAAAGTATTAAACCATCCAGTGATTAACATTATAAACATAGATAGTTTTTCTAAATCAGATGGTATAGAAAAAATAGTATCCGATTGGGCAGCGAAGAATGACCACCTACTCAATCCAGAGGATGACTATCACGATCTAGGTAAAAAAGGTCAATACAAACAATGTACGGCCAGAGAATTGAAGATCAGGTATCCATACTCCACTATCAAAACAACCCACCTAACCATTAAATACATAGGCGGTGAGATAGATCAAATAGTAAGAGAGTTGGTTATATCGTTACTAGAGGCTGGTGAGTATATAAGTGTAAAGGGTGCGATGTGGGCTTTTAACCTAGATATGACATCAGGGAAAGCATTATCAAAAAGCCGTCTTTTATTTAAACAAGGCAAGGATCACACCATCAATCACTCACATAAATCTAAAACATATTGCTTTAGCTTTTATGACATTACTAGGGAAATTCAAATAGGAATGAGGTTTATAATACGCTGGGGCAGTACGGAGTTGACTGATATTTTAAAAAAGTCTAGGCAAGAGTTTGATGATCTTAATGATTTCATCGCTGGGAGATCTAAATGAGCAAATACAAATATACTTCATTACACGCTAAGATAGGCATATCACGCTCACAATTAAGTGAGTGGGCAAATGATGTAAAGTCACCAAGTAAATTAACCACGCAGTTTATGGACTACCTGGCCTTGGAGGATAAACCCACAAATTATGTGAATTACCTTAAAAAGATAAATAAGGTAGATATTGATACCAGTACTGGGGCTGATAATATCATCACCAAGATCTGTCACAAATTTAATATCTCTCAAAGGCAGCTAGGGACTATCACAGGCACTCATCAAGTAAAGATAGGTGAATATGCCCGTGGTGATAGAAAGATGTCCAGAGCTAATATGGCAGCGTTTAAAGCAATACTCCATTCAGACCAATATACACTTGATGAAATATTTGATGGAGTACCAGATCAAGTATCCAATGACCGTAATGATGTGGTGATGATCAATCATTTATTAAATACATTAAATGACCAGATCCAACCAATATTACATAAATGCGCTGACAAGCTTGAAAACACAAGCGAAATATTTGATAGTATGAGAGAGAAGCTATCAATACTAAGTATAACCGAAGATGATGAAAGGGATGAAATCTAATGAAAGCTAGTATAGACATACAAAAAGGTGGGTTTAAGGTAGTTGGTGTGGTTAAGAGCTACGAACAGCTAGAAATAATAAGGGGGTTTTTTCAAGGCTACTTTAAGACTCCTCACAGGGATGTTCATTATGTTAAGCAAAATACCGAGACATTGAGAATTGAGTATCCATTAGACCAACTAAAGGAAGCAAAACAATTTATTGAAGCACTAAAACACGAAGACGCAGTACTAAAATCGAGGTCTATACAATGTCATTAATATCAGAAAGAATATTTGAACACATAAACACTGGCCTACTTATAAGAGACGAACAACCATCTTGGATAAGATCAGTACATTCTTGCGTAGATAAAGAATATTACTTAACCAAAATACACTATAAAATGTCTTCCACCACGCTTTATACGCTTGAGATTGCAGGCAGTAGACCATACCACCCACAAAAAGGAGCATAAAATGATTAAACAATGTGAAAACTTTAAAAAAGAACTGCAGCAGCTATTGGATAAATACTATATGGCTGATATGACTTGCACCCCACAGACTTTTACCAAGTTTGATAAAGAGTATTGGGTGGGTAAGAGGTGCTACACTATTAACGGTATTTCTATCTCTAGTTTTATTTTTACAGGCAGCCTTTTTGATATTGAACAATTAGAAGCAGGGAACGCATTTGAAACCAGAGCAGAGGCTGAGACGGAGCTAGAAAGGCGTAAAGCAAGGCAACGGCTTAAAAAAGCTATTGCAGAGTTTAACGGTGATTGGAAGCCTGATTGGAACACTCTTGATAAAAAGTTTTATTTGGATTATCCAGAGGGGGTAAGGAGTATTCAAGTAGGGAGTAATTACCATAACATTAGTAGACCTACTTGGTTATGCCTTAAAGAGCATCCAAGACGTGAGTGGATAGAAACTATTGAAAAAGATTATAAAACTTATATGGGTATTGAGCAATGATAAGAGCAACTAAAAAACTATTACAATTAAAAGCCGACAGACTCAATGAGATTTCAAACGTAAACCCAGGATATTGGATATGGTATACTGGAGGGTATATTGAGCTAAGATCAAATAAAACTGGAAGGTGTATCTATTCTGCAAGGACTAAAGGGGAACTGCTTAAAGTAATGGACGGTTTGGAGCAATTTAAATATACAGAGAATGGGCTATAAAATGATAAGATATAAATTAAAAGGCAATTGGATTAGGGCTACGTTGACTAAATTTGTTAACGATGACCATAGTGCACTCTTTGGCACATTTAAGTTTAAAGAATATTACAGCAGAGATAGGGTCAGTAAAGAATTGGATCTTATTATCCACTGGTCAGGGACTCCAGAGGATAGATTTAACTCAAAAGGGTTAGTAGCATATTTTATCCTGTTACTAGAAAGTGAACTAGAAGATCAAGGTAAGGGTTGGGTATGAGTCAAAGACAGGGGCAGTATGGTAGATTAACCATTATCAAAGAGGTAGCTCCAAAAATATACTCAAGTGGTAAAAAACTTAGAGTATTGGCTAAGTGTGATTGCGGTAATGAAAAAGAATATTTTTTTAGTAATTTAAAAAAAGGTAATACTTCATCTTGTGGCTGCTATAATATAGAAAGGTCTACCACCCACGGATACAGGGATCACCCTCTTTATAATGTATGGAAGCACATAAAATACAGGTGTATTGACCTCAAAAACGGATCGTACGGGTACTACGGCGGTAGGGGCATTAAAATCTGTGAAGAGTGGTTAGATCCTAAAATATTCATTGATTGGTGTTTAGCTAATGGGTGGAAAAAAGGTCTTGAAATTGATCGTATAAACAATAACGGTAATTATGAGCCTGGTAATTGTAGGTTTGTGGCAGGCTCTCTTCAATCTAGGAATAGGCGTGGGTATGGTACTAGCCTTTATCGTGGAGTGTGTTGGCACAAATATAAGAAAAAATGGGCTGCAAATGCTAAATTAAGGGGTAAAACATTGTATTTAGGGTGTTTTATTGAAGAACTAGATGCCCTAGCAGCAGTAAATGAATGGCATAGGGTTAATATGCCTAATAATCCAGAATTACTACAGAGGCGTTAAAATGAAATTTAAGTTATATCCGCACCAACAAGATGCAGTTGATAATTATCACAAATCTACTGCAAAAAAGAGACTTATCGTGGCAGTTACAGCATTTGGCAAGTCTATCGTAATCGCTCACATTACTGACCCTAATGAAAAGACACTCGTATTAGTACCTAATAAAGAGTTGGTTGAGCAAAACGCTAGCAAATTCTCGTACCCGACAAATAAATGGTACTCAGGATCTAAAGGCCATTATTCAAATACGGTTATTTCTACGTTTGCTAGTTTAAAAAGTAGGTTGAAAATAAATAAGGATATTAAATTTGACAGAGTGATTATAGATGAAAGTAACCAAGTATCCACTACTAGTATAGTTGGTACTCTTCTTAGAACTCACGAAGCTTTTAGGGGTACAAAATCATTTACTGGGCTTACTGCTACGCCTTATAGGCTGGATGATAACCAGTTTATAGGGCTAGAGCACGTCATATACAGTTGCAGTAGGCCAGCACTAGTTCTTCAAGGCTATTTAGCACGTAGAAAATACGAAAACGTCGTAGGAGTATTAGATACAGAAGGTGTAAGTATTGTTAGAGGTGATTATAACGTAAAAGAGTTAGTGGATAAGGTCAATGACCCGTCATTACTTATAGCTGCGTCTCATAAGGATACACCTAAATCAATGTTCTTTTGCATAGATAGGCAACACGCTGAGAATGTATGTAAAGTTCTACCAAGGGCTGCCGTAGTGTCTTCTGATACTTCTAGATCTGAAAGGGACTCGATAGTGAGAGCATTCAAAGCTGGAGTAATAACCCAACTAGTAAACATAACTTGCTTCACGGCTGGTTTTGACTACCCAGATCTTAGGAACATCATAGTATTAAGACCCAGTAAATCAAGAAGTTTGGTAGAACAAATATACGGGAGGGCTGATCGCATCGATGATAAACTAGACCAGATGTTAGCAGAGCACCATAATTTTGAATATGCTGGTAAAGATAAAATACTATTGGTAGCCAAGTATCCAAATGACGTGGATGATATTAGGAGTCAAATATCATTCCCTAATGTTGATGTATCTGATAAGGAGCTGCCAGGGTATGATGTGGTGATACCAGAGGTAGAATCAAATAAAACATACTGCAATATTTTTGATTATACTGATAACTTTGCTACTTTTGTTACTGAGTATGATCCTAATGAAAGAAAGAAATCACCAGCTAAAGAATGCCCTAGCTGTGGTACTGTTACAGACCATAGGCTACACAATTGCCAGCATTGCAGGGCGCAGCTAAAAGACTCATTTGTTAGAGAGTCCCCAACTAAGACTTGTAACCATTGTGGACACGTTCAGCACCCTAGCGCAACCTATTGTGTAAGCTGTAAGAAGCTAATTAAGAAGATAACTCAGTCCAATAGCTATATAGAGCTTAGGAGCTTGAGGATAATTTCAGCAACAAAAGATAGATGGAGGATCTTGTTAAATGAAACGGCCAAACTAACCTTGGTTATAGGCCACCAGGACATAGCAGCAGGCTGTTTAAAACAGTTGTTTGGGGTATTGCCACCTAAAGTATTAAAAGTAATCCAGAACTCACCAAGGCAGCCTAAAATAGAGTTCAATAAAAACAGGTTCAAGCTATATGTGAGCCGTGGGTTTGATGGATCACTCCAGCTAGAGGATATAATAAAAGATGAGGCTGAGGTATGATAGTCCTAGTAGGGATTGGCGTACTTTACCCTCTGGCTTTAATACTCTTTGATGGTGGCATAATACCTAAAAAGTATACTACAGCCGTAGTAGCTGTTACTTTAATTTTAGAAACAGCTTGGATAATATCTTTAAATTATTTTATAAACTAATTGACACTATATAACATAGGTGTAATAATCACATACGCAAAACGCAATAAAGCATTAACAAACAAAAAGGAAATAGAATGAAAAAATCAGAATTAGAATCAGGTATGGTACTAGAAACCGATAAGGGTAGAAGAGCAATAGTAGTAGGGAATACTATTTTGTATAGTGATGGTAAAAGTTTTGACACGTTGAAAAATATAGATGAAAATTTAAACGCTACCTCTGAGCACGCCCCTAGCATTAATAAGGTTTTTGAGTATAAAAATAAAAAGGTGCTCTCCCTACGCACGTCGGAGTGGGATAGACATCTTAATCTGTTATGGGATAGATACCAAAATCCAGTATCAGACCCTATATACCGTTCTAATGATAGTTGGCTATCTCAAAGCGTTGCACTAGAAGATCAGTGTATTAAGCTTTTACAGCACCTAGAAACTCTATCAAGCCAAGGAGTCGATACAAGGTGCATAAACATAGCCAAGACTCAAATCCAACAGGGCTTTATGTGGGTTAATAAATCCCTATTCAACGGAGGCCGTAATTATGAATAAATTAAGCCATAAGGACAAAAAAGAGGCTAGGATGCTTTTAGCAGAAACATTGGAAGAAATTAATGATATCGGCTCTCTTCAAATTATGCTAGAAATATTTTCTGAGGGCATAGTAAGAGTGTGTGAAGAAATTAAGGAGAAACAAAAGTGAAAAAAATGTCGATATGGGTACTTGATTTAATTTGTACCTTCTTAGGCTTCATTGTACTTTGTTGGGTAGTTGGTTGGACGATATCAATAACTATAAGTGTAATTTCTGAGCTTGCCCTTGCATCAGTTGTTGCCCTAGTGATCTTGATTTTAATAGATTTAGTTAGTAAGCTGAAAAGAAAACTAAAAAATAAGGTCAAAGGACAATGAATAAAAATAACGTAATTGAGAAAATAATCGACCATTGGGTATTCAAAGATCCAAGTGTGTCAAAGTGTACTTTTGCTCTTAAACTACTAGCGTCTTGTAATAAGATATTTACCATACTGCCTAATGGGGAGTGTAAAATAAAAAATCTAAAAGTACTTAGAAATATACTAGGTATTGATGATAATAATTTTATAGTGTGTATGAATAGAGCGGTTAAACATAGGTTTATTATGGTAGTGGATGGACACCAATCAGAGCCTAAAAAAATAGCGTTTTTATTCTAATACACCCTCAAAAGGAATTTCAATATGAATGGTTTATCTGTAAAGCTTCAATCTGGGGCTGTAAGGTGCTTGCGCCTTGGAAAAAACTACCACCCTATTTCCAAAAACTGGGGTAAGAATCTCGTAGAGTATGATGATAGCTTTGAACCTTTATCTTTTGGGATAGGTACTAATTCTTTTGAAGATGACTTTAGTGTAATAGATGTGGATCTTACCAAAGGTGCTGACCATAGGGAGCTACTTAAAAAGTCTCCAATATACCAACAATTAGTAAACTTTAGAGATAAAACCCTAGTAGAAAACTCTAAATCTCTGAAAGGTAACATCCATATATACGTCCAGAACGATTTAAGGATGTTTAAGAAAAGTACAAAAATCTCACCTGAGCTTACTGTAGAGATTTATCCATCAACTCAGCACAAAAAAGAACATACCGATGGTTTTTATATCATACCAACTTTTAGGTTTACTAAGGACGGTACTAAGGACATTAATAATATTGAAGGACTGGAATCTTGGCTAGAATCCATAGGGTGTCAAGTTGATGACCAGAAATCAGATGAAGATCAAGAGCTTATTGAGTTGGCTGAGAGCCTAAATCCTCAATCTTTTGGTAAGCCAGAGCTGATTGAAATCAAACGTGCTTTAGACTGCATACCTAATGATGGAGATACTGACTATAATACTTGGTTGCAAGTGGGTATGGCCGTACACGAAGCTACTAATGGATCTAGTGAAGGGTACGGCCTATGGAGTAAGTGGTCTGATAAATCACCAAAGTCTGGAGTAGACAAAGATAATGAGTATACCTGGTCAAGCTTTGATGATGCTAGGAGAAGCAAGGTAACGGCTGGTACTCTATTTATGCTAGCTAGGGATAATGGATATGTTCCTCCAATAGATATAGAAAACATCCAGAAGCCAGGAAAAGATCTGGATTTTCCAGAAATACCAAAAGAGTTTCACCTTGTTGAAATGATGGATGTTATGGCAGGCGGTATGCCTCTTTCAATGAGTTTTTATCTATTCGCTTCTGTAATATCTGGGGTTATAGGTAGGTGCTATAGGACAGGGGTACGGGGCAGGCCAAGTAATGGATCAGTGGGTATTATATCTCTAAACGGAGCACCAACAGGTGCAGGGAAGGATACTTTAATGGATCTATTAAGAGATCCAATAGAACAAGACATACTCCCAAACCTTAAAAAGACCTATGCTAGATCTAAGCACGCTCATAGTTATCAACTTAAAAAATATCATAAAGAAGTTCAAGAGATAGCAGAAAACACCAAGGCTTCTCAAAAAAGTATTGATGAAGGTTTAGCTAGACTAACTGAACCCTTAGCTCCAGTAAACCCAGATTTCATTGAGGGTACTGTCACCCCTAATGGCTTACGGGTTGCTATGGGTCAAAATAGTGGCCATACCTTAATACTGAGTCCAGAGTTTAAAAGTATGTATGATCACTCTACTACTAATATTATGGATTGGTCGGCTGTCTGGTGCGGATACTGGTCAGGAAAAAACGATAAAAAGAGAACTGCCGTTTCAGACTCAGGGTATTCAAATAGAGTGTATTGCTCTCTAAGTGCATTTACTATGGATCAGCCTAGTACATTTCACCAGTTAATGGCTAATGATACTGTAGCCAAAGACGGGGTACTTTGTAGGTCTTTTGTTGAGATATATGATGAGGACTCGGCTAAGGATAAACAATTTAGAACTAATGATGAGTTTTCTAAACACTCTGTAGAGTATAAAGATTTCATTACTTTTTGTACTTATTACATAGATGAAGTAACTAGTACTTTCAAAGACCCGTCTTTAAAGCCCTATACCTATACTATAGGAGATAAGTCTATGGACTACCTGGAAGGGTTCAAAGATTGGGTAAAATATGAATTAGATAAAGACATATCCTCTCTACCTTTTGCAAGGTATCAGCTTACGAGAGCTTTCGAGAATACTTGTAGGCTATATGTAGTGCTATCATCGTATAAGAACTGTAATAGGATATCAGGTGGTTTAAAAGATGTTACAGTAGATGACCCAGAATTAGCAAAATTTTGTATTGCTGTAGTCAAATATAATCTTAATCGCTGCCATAATTTATTTTCTAGGGCTTCTGATATAGCCGAGGGTACGGTATCAGAACTTAGAGAAAGTGTATTGAGGTTTATCGAGCGTAGGGGTGTTGGTGATCTCTTCTCTATTAGAGACGTATCTAACAACCATAAGGTTAGAGAGTCCCTTACAGACGTTAAAAAGAAAACCAAAGCAGTGAGATATTTAATTGACCAATTCGTAGAAGAAAAAAAATTAACAAAAAACGGTAACAAGTATTGTAAGTTATAACACGTATGTTATTATGACATCACCCAAGACGGGGTGATCAACAACAAAAAGGAAATCAAAATGTTTAAAAAATTAACTAATCGTAAAGCTTGTTTAAAAATGTTAGCAGTAGCTGATAAGCTGCCAAAAAAGTTTAAGATAGGCCAGCAAGTCTGGAGAGTAACAAAGCATTACGGAGAAAACGAACATAAGATAGAACCGTTGACTATTAAAAACTATGAATACTCTTTTAAGCACAACTCTAGTGCCTTGGAGATAAAATACTCAATCAATACGTGGGGAACAATTGATGAGAATGATAAGGTTTTTGATAAAGAAGCAGATGCCTATGAGAACTTACTAATGATTATAAGGACTGAACTCAGTACCCATACAGACGTAGTTAGGATTGAAAAGGCTAAGGTAAAAGTAATCCAACTAAATAAAAAACTAGAACAACTAACCAAAGAGGGTAAATAGGATGGCTAAATACGTAATAGAAGATTTCCAACTTGATAGAGTAATTAACGATCTAACAGACGCTATAAAGAGCACTTACAACACTAAAACTAAATTAGACTTGTGTAAAACTTTGGGTGATCTAGCTAGACTTGCTGAAAATGCGGAGATACAATAGTGGAAATCTACATCGAAGAAGCTAATGATTGCTGTAAAGACGATGTAACAGCAGCTATGAACTTATGTGGGTGTGTAGGAAGTGCTCCAGATACTAGAGATATAGGTATCTATGAAATGAAAAGGATACTTGATAGAGCTGGTGTGAGCTATGAAGAAGCAAACGGGAATCTTTATATCCCAGAAGATCAATTAGATTAAAAAAGGAAAATCAATGATACAGATATCTTGTAGTAGTTTACCAAGGTTTATGGAATGTGGTGGTTTTATTCATAACCAGGCCATTTTAAGAGAGGAAGACGAACACGCTAAGGAAGGTACAGCCGAACACGAAGAGGTAGAGAGAAGATGCCGTGAGGGTATCTTAGAGGCCGACTACAAACATAATAATTTTGTAGATTTCTACATTAGAGCCAAGAAAAAAGGAGCTACATTAATAGTCGAAGAGTACGTAAAAAATGAATACCTAAAAGGTAAGCCAGATTTAGTAGCATTTTTTAAAGATACGATGTATGTGGTTGATCTTAAAAATGGCTTTATGGCCGTAGAACCTACATCTTGGCAGCTAGTAGGGTACGCCTTATTGTTTCTTAAACCAAACATTAAAAAAGTAGTATGCGCTATCTCTCAAAACGGAGCATTTAAAACTATTGAGTACACTATTGAAGAGTTGATGGAGAAGAAAGCGCAAATCTTAGCTAAGTTTAAAGACAATAGTTTAGCACTTGGTGATCACTGCCAGTTTTGCGACAGGTGCTGCCCACTACAACAAGCAGCAATTAAAGAGGCTCTAGGCTTTGCTCCTAGTTTAACTACCTTAGTAGATAATAAGGCTGATATAGCCAAGTGGTTAAAGAAAGCAGAAGGCGGTGTTATGGCTTTAACAGAAGCCCCCACAGGTTATTATTTTGATACCAAAACTACTAGCCGTAGATCTATTAATATTGGTACTGCTCCAGAAATATTAACTAAAAAAGCTGCCGTTTCTTTACAAGAGGCAGATACGTTTGTTAAACTGGGTGTCTTGAGCGAAGAAGACTTAAACAAACACATTACTACTAAAACCAGTAAAACTAAAAAACTATATAAAAAGCGTGATTTCTCTGAGGAAACCGTAGAATTTTAAAACAGCACTAAAACAAAAAGGAAAATATAATGTCTCTCACTTACTCTTACCATAAAAAATTACTTCTTAATTTAGGTAACTATTCTAATATTGAAGTCTCTATTGGGGCTGACCACATAGATCCAAATGCTTATGATGATATCAAAAAAGATATCGACACTAAGGTATCGGAAGAATACAAAAAGATATCTAAATTAAAAGGTAAAATCTAATGGCACTTAAAGAATATTTCATATCATACTCTGATACTGCCGAGGAGTTGGGTTTAAAATCTCCTTACCAGCTAAGAGCTTTGATAAAATCTGGTGAGTTACCTAAACCAGTAAGAGCTATTGGAAGTGATGCCCGTCTTTATTTTGTTAGAGACGACATTAAAGAATATAAACTAAAAAGGAAAAACAATGAACAGTAGAAAAGCAATAGAATTATTTACCAAATTTTTAAAAGATAACAACATTTCTGACGAGTATTCAGCAAACGTACTGAATCACGGTAGTTGTGATGTTCACCAAAGAATAAAAGACGGAGAGTATACCAAGATATTAGCTGCTTCTTTTGCTTGGGATAAGACACCGCAAGGGTCTGTATATTGGGCTAGTAAGAGTGCAAAATGGGCAGCCCTGTTAATAGAAGAAAGAGCTAAAGAAGGAAAAAATAGAATTTTTGATATCGAATATACTCTACCAGGGGTTGTTGAAAGTGTTGATATAGATGTCCACATTCACACAGGGTCTACTGAAAGATATAAAGGAGTGGATCTATTTATGCTATTTCTGCTAGAGGAGGGGGCTTTAGATAAATTTATAGCAAATAGGCAAAAGCAGCATAATACTGAAAAAGCTTTTTCATTTGGAGACTCTAAGGCTACGGATTATATAATGGATTCCTTACACTGGGGTGGTACTTTAGAAGGTGTTGGGTACTGGTCAAATCTTGATGAAAAGTGGTTAAAAATTGTAGAAGACAAAGAGTTTGCACTTAGAACTAAACAAAAAGATGCAGTATTAGCTAACATAAAAAAATTATATAAATTGGATGCGTTATCTAAATTCATAAAATCATTTAAAAAAGCTGGTAGGTTAGTCACTTTAAAAGAGTTTTTCTTTATGCACGCCGAAGACAGTTTTTATACGTTCATTTCTTCTTCATTTTGTTGGAGTCATACTGACGAGAAGCACGAGTATTGGTGTGAGATAGCAAATGAGATATCTCTTAAAACATTGGATGATAAAAACGAACCCCATATTAAAGACTTTTTATACTTCTTGTACGAAAATAAAGCCCTACGTAAATATGTTAAGAACACTGTTAAATATGGTAAAACTTTAAAAAGTGTATTTAATACATACCGACCTTTATGGATAGGTGGTGGCTTTTGTTGGGATTCTTCTCCTCAAGGTTTAGATTACTGGGTTAAATTAGATACTAAACAGTCAAGAGAAAATCTAAGTTTAGTTAAAAAACCAGAAGACAGTCAAAACGTGAAAGACATTAAAGAGTTTTTATATTTCTTATATAAAAATGATGCCCTATATTGCTTTTTTAAGAATGTAAAAAAGTACGGTTTTGGGATGGAGTTTGTTTTTGAAAAAGAACCACATCGTTGGATTTTAGGATCTGGGTTCGCTTGGCGTGAAACAAAAGAAGGCGTTGAGTATTGGGACAGCATAGACAACAAATGGAGGGAAAAAGTACGAAACATATAAATAAGTAACAATAAAACAAACTAAACAACAACTAATCAGGAGATTAATATGAGTAAAGCAGTAGTTTTCCGTGGTAAAATAGCATTCCCTCATTTGAAAAAGAAGTCTGAAATGTCTGGAAAATATGAGTTTAACCTTATATTTGATAAAAGCCTTACAACTGGGTATGAAAAGAAATTAATGAGTCAAGTAGCTGCACTGGCTAGCAATGACCATTACTTAAATCTAGCACATCCTCCAGTTAAGTGTGGGGAAGAATTAGCTCTTAAATTGGAGAAAAAGAAAAAGCGTAAGCTTGAACTAGATCCAACCAAGGATTATAAAGCAGGCGATGAGAAGCAATATGAAGACTTTAAGCCTTGTGATTACGTAACATTTAGATCAGATAATGATGGTAATGAGTTCGTATGCGTTGATAAAGACGGCACACGCCTTGCACAAAGCGATATAGGCTTTAATGATGAAGTAAACGTTGTGTTCTCTGTAGGTGTTGGTGATAACTCTTACGGTAAGCAAATCTACTTAAACGTATCATTAATCCAACGTGTAGAGAAAGCTGAGCGTACTGGGGGTAATTCTCTTTCTACAGAAGATGCCTTGGCTGCGGTTGATCTTGATGCAATCAAAGATGCTGTAGGTGTTGCTTCTATTGGTGACGATGACGATGATGATAAGTTTGATGATAAGTTTGATGCTGCTACAGCAGCCGATGACTTTGATGAAGACGATGATATCCCTTTCTAAATCGTAACTAATATAAAAAGGAAATTACTATGTCTAGGAATCACGGATACCATAGTCACTGCCTTTACAGTGTATGGAAGCACGTAAAATACAGGTGTACTAATCCAAACGATGCAGGATACCATCACTATGGTGGTAGGGGTATTAAAATCTGTGATGAATGGTTAGATCCTAAAGTTTTTATTGATTGGTGTTTAGTTAATGGGTGGGTTAAAGGGCTTGAGATTGATCGTATAGATGTTAATGGTCACTATGAGCCTAGTAATTGTAGGTTTGTTGATCGGTCGCTGCAAGCTAGAAATAAGAGAGGTTATGGATCTACTAGCCCATACAGGAACGTATATTGGCACAAGGCTTCTAAAAAATGGATTGCAAGGGCTTATATAAATAAAAAACAAATATATCTAGGTCTATTTGCAAACCAGTTAGATGCACTTGGGGCGATCAATGATTGGAATAAGGTTAATATGCCTAATAATCCAGAACTGATACAGGAGGAAGTATGAGTCGCAAGGTTTTTATTGATTTCGAAACATTTAGCCCAGTAAATCTAAAAGATGAAGGGGCTTATAAATATTTAAACCATCCAGAAGCCGAAGTAGTTACAGCAGCATACGCTATAGATGACGGTGAAGTAGTAGATGGTATACCCGATCTTTTACCTACTGATTTAATCATAGCTCACAATGCTACATTCGAATATATGGTATTGGTATTAATACTCAACAGAGATATCAAAGCTAACCAAATGTACGATACTATGGCAATGGGTGGCCAAGTAGGTTTTGCTAGTGGCCTCAATCAGCTTGCAGAGGCTCTAGGACTTGGTAAGAAAGACCCAGTAGGTAAGAGCCTAATTAATAGGAAAGATCTGTCTGAGGAAGAGAGGGCAGCCTTAAAATCATATTGCCGACAGGATGTTAGCCTTATGAGAGAATGCTTTGATATCTTGGCCTCTTTTAAACTGTATACCAAAAGAGAGCATAAGGTATTTACCAGCACCCTTGAAATGAATATGAGAGGCATTCCAGTACATAGAGAGCTTATTGATCTATGTGATAGTAAACAAGAATATGCCATTAAAATAATTGAAAAGGATTTCAAAAAAATCACATCTGAAATGATATCCAAAGGCTATGCGACGCTAGATACCACTAAGTGGAAAACTCAAAAAACTATTGATAAAAAGCTAGCTGAATTTGCCGAAGGGTTCGATCATAAGAAAGGTGCTAGGATACGTGAAGTGCTCGGTGTAGACACTTTAGATAAAAGGCAGTGGGATAGGCTAGAAAAGGAGATTACAGCTCAAGGAGACGAGCTTAAATCCCAGCTATGGGGTCTTTATAAAAAGATCAGCTATTCTAGCATAGCAAAGATAAAAACTGCTAAAAACTTTATCTGTGATGACGATAGGATACGTGGGGTACTGGTTTATCACGGTGCTCACTCTGGTAGATATACTTCTAAAGGGTATCAGATCCAAAATATGCCAAGGAAGGTAAATGGGTACAGTGATGACGAGATAAGGGAATCAATCAGTAAACTAGCCTCAAGCAATGATGCTTATGAAATATATGATCTGCTATCAGGGATGATTAGGCATTTCATATACACCCCTAAAGGGCTTTGTATCTTTGATTATAAATCTATTGAGCTGTATGTGGCCAGGTCTATAGTAGGAGATCCTTTAAAACCTGGTGAGGACGGATACCAGACTTTTGCAGCAGAAATGTTTAATAAGGACTACAAGGACGTAACCAAACAAGAACGTAATGAGGCAAAAGTACCAGTACTTGGTTTCCAATACCAGGCTGGGGCATCGGCTATACAAACTCAAGCAGAACAAGTAGGGATACATTTTAGTGATGCTAGATCAGACGAGCTGCATTCACTGTACCAAGAAGTAAATTATAAGATATGTGAAATGTGGGATGAGCTTAATCTTAGCTGCATACTGGCTCTTAACCAACATAATGAGAATAAGTATTTTGATTTTACGGACGATAGGATACTTAAATTTAAACTACCTAGTGGACGTAAGATAGGATTTTTACATCCGTCTAAAGGTAGTAGAGAGATTACCTATTACTCCAATAGGGGTAGAGATAAGCTCTATGGTGGTAAGCTATTTAATTATATGTGCCAAGGTACGGGACGTGATCTTCTGGTACATAGTATGCTTAATTTTTCTGATTGTGTTTTTATGTCAGTACACGATGAAGTTGTAGCCGAAGGTACTGATAACTATGATAGGATACGAGAGGCAATGGAGCAGCCTAAGTGGTATTTGCAGGATTGCTTATTAATAGCAGAAGGTACTAAAGGCGTAGAACACTATGGAAAATATTAAAATAATTTTATGACATCAGTTGATTAGCCTATCACGTATGTTAAACTGAGTTCGATCCCTTCTCTGTTCTTTTTATTAACTGATAGCACGGATAGTATTAACAGAGAAGGCCGAAAACTAAGGAGACGGTATGAGTCATTTATGGAGTTGTAAAAAAGGAGACAAAATAGAGGTATATCATCAAGAAGCAGTAATAATTAAAATAGAGGCATTTCACGTAGTCGTGGAATACCTAAATGGTGAACAAAAAACAATCGACATCAACACCCAAATAAGGAAACTATAATGGAAAACACAGTACTAGCAGAAGTATTTTTAACTCACGATAAAGAAACCCAAAAAGTAGGTATAGCGTTTGCATTTACCCACGGCATCCAATCAGTAATCCAAGGGGCTTACAGAGGTGGGGCTAAGAAAGAAAACGTAGAAGGTTTAATTAAAGACCTTGCTGAGTCATTTGGATCTTTTAAAACTCAAGTATTGGATACCCTTGAAAAAGGTGGTTTTGATAAATTGCTCGAGCCTATGGATGACCAAGGTGATGTTACTGCCCAAAACCCTACCGTAAACTAAAACAGATCTAAAAAAGGAAAATACAATGACCACTGTTACCACATATAGGACTTTAATTATACAATATAGTAAAGAAATATTAAAATTGGAAAGTAACCTAAAATGGTATAACTTTATAGATAGATCAAAAATATCTTTATATAACAAGGTCATAGCTGATCTCAAAAATTGTATAAACTCTAGCATTGAAGAGAGAGATAGAAGGATGACCTCTTCTAATAAGACCCATAAGAGGGAGAATCAGTTATTTTGGATGGGGGTACTATCTTCGTTCTCTATCCCATACGTTACTAATAACAACAGCATCCATATACAATTTATTATCAAAAATAGGAAGGTAGATTTTTACCCTACCACAGAGACAGTACATTTTGATGGTAAACGTATATCTACCTATGAACTAATGGAGCTAATTAAAGCTAAAAAAGGGAAAATGCTATGAAATTCATAGTCGTAAAAAACTTTGTTGGAGCTTACGGAAAAATAATCACCAAGGTCTTAAATGAAAATGAAGAGCTGGTTTTTGCCACGGTAGATAAATGGGCTTCTTATATTATAGCATCTGACCTAATAAAACACATAACCAAAACAGCTTTAAGGTTTTATCTTGCTAACATTCCCACAGGTAAAACCACTATCTGCCTTAAAGAGCTTCAAGAAGTTATAACTAAAGAGTATACGGATACTCCCGAATACGTAGCTGCTAACAATATGGCTTTCATTGCTCCTAAAGTAAAACCACAAGACACTGTAATAGTAACGGCTGATAATATAGTGTACGTCAATGGCAAGTTTGCATATTTTAGTATCAGTGACTTATATGAAAAGAATATGTCTAAAAGGTGCTGTACACGTCAAGCATTCAGCAAGAGGATCTCACCAAAAAGAGGCACTGCTGTTAGTGGTAAAGAAGTATTGGGTATGTTCGAAATAACCACAAGGCAAGAGAAGGCTGAGTCTACTATGAGTAAGACTGCCCCTAAATATTTTGATGAATTTAAACCGTTGATGATGAAATGGATATAGGAAATATGATGAGTAAGGTAGATAGAAATACAATAACTTTTGACCAAGTTAATAATGGCTACGTATTAAGAAAAAAGAGTATCATAGAAACTAATACTTTCTATGTGGATCACCCTGTTAGGGTGTATGGTAAGTTCGCTATTTACACCAATGGTGAGGTAGAGGCCGATAAGAGTTACTTTTGGGATGGTGCTAGTGGTGTTGCTGTTGATACCTACTCTGTACTGATACCGAGCCTAGTACACGATATCTTGTACGAGTGGATACGCACTATTAAAGATAAAAAGTATAAAAAAGAAATGCGTAAGCTGGCCGATAAAACATATTACAACTTGTGTATTACCCACAAAGTTAATAAGTGGAGAGCCAAAGCTCACTATGTTGGATTAAGATTGTTGGGTTGGAACTATGTATGAGGTACGGAAGACTAACAGTTATGAAAGAAGTTGAACCAAAGATTTACCCTAATGGTAAAAAAGTTAAAAGAGTATTAGTTAAATGCGATTGCGGAAATTTAAAAGAAATTAGACTACCAGACATTAAATCTAAACGTACAAAATCTTGTGGCTGTTTTTTAGTAGAAAGCACTATTAATAGAAGTACAAAACACGACTACTGTAGAACAAATAAAACACACTCACTGTATAAATGTTGGCAAAATATGAAAAACAGGTGCTACAATCCCAACAATGCTGGTTATAAAAATTACGGAGCTAGAGGAATTACTGTTTGTGATGAATGGAAAAATGATCCTAAAGTGTTCGTTGAATGGGGTTTATCAAACGGGTGGGCAGAAGGACTTGAAATTGATCGGATAGATGTAAATAGTAGCTATGCCCCTGGTAACTGTAGGTTTGTTGATGGTTCTTTGCAAAGTAGGAATAGAAGAGGAAGAGGTACGAGCAAATATAAAGGAGTTCATTGGGATAAAATAACCAGTAAATGGGTTTCACAAATTACGCATAAAAATAAAAAAAGAGAACGCTTGGGCTATTTCACCAATGAATTAGATGCAGCCCAAGCAGTAAATGATTGGCATATGGAGAATATGCCTGAACACAGGGAGTTACTACAAGATGTCGGATAAGATAAATAGTATATTAGCTGAAAGGGGTAGGCAGTATGGCGATTATTCTGAAAAATGTGAAATAGTAATGTCTATAAGGAGAATATTACCTACAGTACATCTACCTGACTATATGAGAGTTTCCATTGAAGAAATAATTAAAAAGCTATCAAGGGCTTGCGTTGGAGACTATACCCATAAAGATAATTTTGATGATATTGCAGGGTATGCCACTTTAGTTAGCAAAACTTTACAGGAGATTGAAAAATGCCCATCACAATGACCATTGAACAAGTAGCCTTGCTGGTAAAAGATACCTCTGCTAGGATACTTTGTATCTGTACAACTCATAACTTAGGCCGTAGAGTTCATAACAAC